CTCCACTTTTGCTGAGTTCATGAGGTTTCGCAGGCCCTCTTGCGCTGTGGCTTTGGGCGCAACCGTGCGCCGCCTAGGCTCCTCTGGCTGAGTCTCAACCGGCTCCTCTGCTAGAGGGGCCTGCGCAGTGCGAGGCGTGATCTGCACAACGTGCCCACTCGCGGCCTTCTCGTTGAACGCTTCGTCAACCGTGGTGCTCCCCTCCTTTATCGCCGTGCTCAGGCCGATAAGGTTTTCAACGTCGCCAAGGTCGATCCCGTCCACCGCGCTCTTCCCGAGGTATCCGAGCACCTTCTTTTCGTTCACTCCAAGGCTCGAAAAATACTTGAGAGCCGCCGTGCGTCGGTCGGCCAGTGTCTTGAGGTCGCCCACCGCGCATTTTTTCGCGGCCTCGTAAACCGGCTTTATGAGAGCCATCGGCACCACCTTGTAAGCCGCATTTCTAAACGCGATGGCGCAAGCCGCGTTTCCGGTAACAACCTGCATGTCCTCGGAATACGTTTTCCCGGCCTTGTCCGTGATCCTCCGCTTGACCTCCACAGAGACGGCCACGTTGTTTTCGAGGTCGTGGCAAAATCCCTGTGCGGTGATCGTTTTCCCGTCGTTCGCAATCACGCGAGCCCCGGCTTTGATGTTTCCAAAGCACGATATTGCGATCTCGGCCATGCGGACGCTCGGCCCCTCAATCGTCTTGCCCTGCCGGTTGAGCTTGTAAAAGCAGCCCGACGCCGTTTCTTCGTCCAGCGTGGCAAGGCTCAGCATCTTCCGCTTTGAGAGCGAAAAATCTCGCGGGTAGCGTTTCGCGGTCGTGATTTGCGTGTCGGTCTCTGCGCGGATGATCTGCGCGAGGGCGTCCCCGCCCATGATGTCCAGTTGTGTTTCTTGGTGTTCCATTTCTGCCTTTTGGGTGGTGGTTTTTAAAATCAGTTGGCGCGGGCGGTGACGCGGGTTGTGCTGAACGTCCGAAGGCCTGGAATGGGGCCGTCTTTGATGGCGCGGAGAATCGCCGCCCGGCGCGGCACGATTTCCACAAGGTCGGGGCGGGCTACAGCCAGGGCGATAATGTCCTCGACGGAGTAGTCCCACACCTCCGCGACGGATGCCCCGGCGACGGAAACGCTCACCGCTGGAGCCGCAAGGCGCGCCGCTGCCACTGCGAAAACCTGCGCTTGTTGCTCCGAGGCTTCTGCGTGTTTTGCGGCCTCGGCTTTTGCGGCCAAACGCTCCGCGAGTGTCGCGGCCTCTCGCACCTTGCGCGCCGCTTCCTCCTCGGCCCTGCGGGCCTGCTCTGCTTTCAGGGCCTCGGCTCTCGCTGCCTCTTCGGCGGCTCTTCGCTGGCGCTCAAGCTCGGCCTGTTTTTCCCGGACAAACCGGGCGGCGAGGGATTCGAGGCGGCGCACCTCAGTCTCCAGCGGCGTGAGGTACTCCTTTGCGGCGGCGTCGATCATCCGCCCGGCGTTGAGCACGGGCGCTTTGACCTCCGCCCGGCTTTTCTCGCACGCCTTCGCCAGCGTTTTCAGGACGCCAGCGACGGTCACGGCTTTTCCCTGCTCCTCCTCGTTTGTCACTTGGAAAACGCCCAAGGCGAGCGCCAGCGCCTCATCCCGGAACGCGAGCGCCTCCTGGGTGACGGCGACGTCGAACTGGTCAATTCCCGTAATGGCCAGAGCCCCTGTTGGTGTGGTTGTTGTCATGTGGTTTGGTTGGTTGGTTGGAAAATCAGAGGCGGGCTTCCTCGCGCTCGGACCGTCGGCCCCGGACGAAGCCGGTAGCGGCCCCGAGGTCGTGCCCCTCGGCGTGGCCTCTTTCGTATCCTCGCCAGTAGGCCGCGACCGGACCGGCAACGGATGTGATACAGGTAAGAATAAAAAGGGCTGTCAGGGTGGTATTCATGTTTTTTGCGTTGGTTACTTCGCCCGGAGCCAAAGAACGGCCCCGGTCAGGAAAAGGGCGGCGGCGAGGAGTGCCGCCGAGGTTCCGGGCCTCACTTCACGGCCCCCGGTTGAGTCATCGGCCCCACCTGGGGCCAGTGGCGGGAGAGGAAGCGGTTGGCGTCCTTTGAGGCGAGTCGGTAGCCCCGGACCCCGGGGAACCGCTCGGGCGTGTAGCCTGCCGCTTTGAGCGCGTCCCGGACCGCCTGCGGCGTTTTCCGGGCATGTTCGGCAATCATTCCGATGGTTACAAAGCTCATGGGTTTTTTAAACCTTTCAGGCGGCAAAAGAAGCTCGCTTGCCTGAACGGAGGTTTTTTAAACCTTTCGTCAAAATAAAAGCGGCCATTGCGCTGCGGGAGCGGCAATTTTCCAAAGAAGAACGCTTGAGTTTCATAAAAACATCCACGGGAAGGAGAACGCTAACCGACGCGTTTCTGGTCTCTGCGCTGCTGGTTTTTTCTGATCTGTTTTGCGATTTCTTCATAATCTTCTGCGGTCAACTCGACATCCTTTAGAGCGTCTTGGATTAAGTGGAGAACATACGCGGAGAGCGTTTCAAAGCCCCTCCGCTTTGCCTCAGTAGCCAGCCGCCTCTTTTCAGAAAGGCTGATCTGGAGGCAAAACATTACCTTGTCGATCGCGGGTTCGTTTGCCATGTCGGGAAAAGGTTTAAATGGGTTTTTTAAACCCTGCAAGAGCTTTTTTGATGTTTTTTTGTGTTTGGTGATTTTCGCGGCGAGTTCGCGGGGAAGCTCAAGGAAGAGGTTCATTCCGCCCGTATGCCGTCGCGCTCGGATCTCGCGCAACGCTGAAAAACGGGGCGTTTCCGCTCCGCGAAACTGTCGGCGGCCACTGCCGCCGCCTTGATAATAATAAAGGGTCCCTGATGCGTTTCTAGGGGTTTGCCCCGATGCACCCCGGCGCGGGCCCCGAGGGGAAATTACCCTTTCAAAAAGGGGAAATTCCCCTCCTGAAAACTCTGGCGCGTTTTGTTTTGTGCCCTCACGCGTGCCCCCAGAAATCCGCAAACCATTTGCCCTGAATGCTTTGCGGCGCGTCGGCACAAGACTTAGGATCTGGTTCTTTACAGAGTAGGGGTTCGAGTCCCCTCCCCGGCATTTCCTCGAAAACCCCGCCAAGCCTTCTGTTTAAGCGGGCTAGCGCAAGGTTGGGTTGTATTAGCGCCAAACTAAGGCAAAGTCTCCGCATGGCCTCTCTGCCCTCAAATGTGCCCTCATCCTGCCCTCAAAAAACTGCCGAGCTGAAACATGACGGGAGGGTGTGGCCGCTCATATTTCAGGCCAAACGCGGCTGGCGGATGCGCTCGCGCTCGAAAACTCACCCCGTGGACTTCTGGACCGGGACAACGAACCTTTCGGAGGCGAAGGCCAGGGCGAAAGAGTTCCTCGAAAAGCACGCTGCGGAGGGCTGGAAGCCGGGCCGGGGCGGCGGATCGCTGGAGGACCTCGCCCGGCTCTACCTGGAGACGCCCAAAAGGACGAAGGCGAACGTCGCCAAAGACAACGTTTCCCGCCTTCGGACAGTTTGCCGGGTCGCGCTTGGGAAAGAGCTGTCCGCCGTAACCTGTCGGGAGGTCGGCCCGGATCTCTGGCAACGCTACCAACGCGCCGCTCTGGAGGCCCAGGGGCTCCGGTTCGATCTCGCCACACGCTACCGGGAGAACATCGCCGTCAACTCAGCCGTGCGGGTTGCGCGCTGCCTGTTCCTGCCCGCCCTGGTGCGGGTCTATCGCGCTGAGGGGCTGGACTGTCGGACGGAGGCCGGGGAAGCCGTGATGCTCCCGGAGCCATACGTTCCGCCCTCGAAAGTGGACGACGCCGCGCTGATCGAGGCGTGGCGGACGCTGGAGGGGGAAGACCCGGCGCTCTGGCTCGTGGTCGGGCTGGCCCGGTTCGCCGGGATGCGCCGGGAGGAGATTGCGGCGCTCCGGGCCGGTTGGCTGGAGGTCGAGGGCGCGCTCGTTCGGGTCTCTCTCAGGGACCGCCCGGAGGAGCACTGGTGGACGAAAACCGGCAAACCCTACCGGGCGGAGGTCATAGAGGCGGGCCTTGCTCGCCACCTCGCCGCGTTTGCCGCCGTCGCCGCGCCCGACTCCCTGGTTGTCGTGTCGCCCGGGACTGTCGAGCGGTCGCGGTGGTTCGAGCGCGCCCCCCAGCAATGGCTCCACGCGCACGGGGTCGGCGCGCTCAAGCCTCTGCATCGGCTGCGGGGCCTGTATGCCGACAACGTGGCCACGCTCACCCGTGACGCAATCGCGGCCCGGTTGGCGGGCGTCCGGGCGGCGCAAGAGGCGCTCGGGCATACCTCAAGCGCCACCACGGAGGCGCACTATTTGACGCCTTCTTAAGACCTTGCCGCCCACCGATCGACCAATTGACCGAGGGAGAGATTCCCGGCCTCGGAAAGCTCGCGGATTTTCGCCAGCGTTTCCGGCGCAACGATGGTGTTGAGCCGAACGCGCTTCCGCTCAGCGGGGAGCGGTTTTCGGCCTAGTGGCTTGGCTCGAATGAGCCGGAAAACCGCTTCCCATTCTGCTTGCTCCCACCCATCGCAGACGCCTTCCCCGGACTTGAAAAGCGCCTGCCCTTTTTTCAGGTCGAAAAAATCGGCGCGGCTTTCCTCGTCAATGACGGTTAGCCAGTCCCGATCCCATTCCAGCCAGTATTCGCGGGCGGTTGCGCTGCCAGGCAGCTGGAAAACTGCTTTTCCTTTTTTGGTCGTTGTCGTGTTCATGAGTTTTCGGTGTTTTTGCGTCCGGCTTTCCCGGCTCCCTACTGCCCCCGGGGATTCCGGGGGCAGGGTGGGAACTGGTTAGGCGTCAAAACGCACGGGCTCCAACCCGTCTCGCCTAGGGTTGTCGCTGTGCCCGTAGTAGGCTTGGACCCAGCGGTCCCCGTGGCAGCTTTCAGCCGTCGCAATGCGTTTAAGCCCCCGAGGTGTGCAAAAAACGAGGCGGATTGTTCCCGGCCCTGTTCCTTCCCCGGAAACGAGGGTGAATTTTTCTTTGTTCGTGGCGTTGGTTGTGTTCATGGCTTTCGGTTGGTTCGTTGTTTAGTTGAGCGGCGCGAACGTGGTGAACCAGTCGCCGTCTTCGTCCTGTTTGAGTTGGTAGACCGCATGATCCGCAAACCATTCCCCCTCGTCCCCCGAATCAAGGGGCAGGGCGTTTAACTCCTCCGCTCGGGCGCAGGCTTCTTCGAGGGTGGCAAAACCCTCAGGGAGAGGGTCGCAACCCTCTTCCCGGCACTCGCAGACGTAGACAAGGCCCTGCTCCGCCATTTTCTGGAGTTCCCCGGAATAAAGCGGGGTGAGGCCGTTGAGGTATTGTTTGGTGTGTTTGGTGTTGTTCATGGTTTTTGGGGTTTGTTGTTTAGTCGTTGATGGTTTGGAGAATAAATTGATTAACAGTTTTTCGGACTTCTGGCCGTGTAAGGCACGCGGTCTGGATTCGCTGAATCTTTCGGCCCACTTCGTCAAAATAGGCCAGCGCCAGCTCGACTGTTATCTGTTCGGGCTTCACGCCGTCGGCCCGCATCAGGTCGGCGCACCACTTCGCTTTTGCTTTCAGTTCGTTGCTCAGTTCGTCGCTCATGAGAGAACTATCGCACGGGCTCATTTCGTTTGCAAATAAAATTTGCAAATCAATTAAAGAAAGTGGGCGCAGTTTGGCTTGGCGGTGCGCGCTCGACCTGTTAACGGCGCGGCATGGCTCGCATGAAATTTAAAAACTCGGTCGTCGTCGCGTTGGCGTTGCTCGTTGGTGTGCATTCTCCCGCAAACGCTGCGGGGGCTCCCAAGGCTACCGGCGAGGAGGTGTTGCTGGACTCATCCGCCCCGATTGTGGAGCCCGTTCACGTCGCGGACCCGCTGGACGCATTGCGGGCAATGGCGGTCAGGGCGTTCGGGGCCGGGACAACGGTTCACAAAAAGCGCCAGAAAAAAGGCGAGAAGGCGTTGCCGTGGCTTGAGGTTTCAGCGCCAGCGAGAGACAGCCTTTCCGAAGCCCTCGGCGGGGCTCGTTCGGCGTTCCTGCTTCAATGCAAAGATTTTTTCGCGGCGGCGTTTAATTCGGACGAGCACAAGAGGTGCGCCGGTTTTGTTGTTTCACGGGCCGGGCGGGTTCAATTCGAGGGGCAAACAAAAATTGCGACGATTGCTTCCGCATCACTGCCCGCCGAGGTTGGGCGCAATGCTGCGTGGCCGATGAGCACGAACGAACTCGCGGCAATGCTGGAGAGCAAAGGCGCTCTTTTGAGTCGCTGAGTTATTCCAGCAAAACCTCTTCCCCCGTCGCTGGATCGGCGCTCGATCCCCCTGCCGCCTTCGCCTTTTTCTTGCGCGCTTCTTTCTGCTCCAAGGCTCGCGCCTGCGAGTTTTCGCCCTCGATCTCGGTGACATAACCGCCCGATTTGTCGAGGCGGTGGGAAACTGTCTTGACGAGCCACTCGCCATTGAGCGGGGCCGGAAAACCGGCGAGCACGATGGAGCCCTCCGCGATGAGGTCCGGGCGTCCGTAGGTCGTGACGCGCACGGTCTGCGCGCCGCGTGCGAGCTGGTCGCGGATGGCGTCGGCGGAACGCGTCGCTTCCTCCTCGGTCGCCACGGGGAAAGGTGTTTCGTATTCCGCGCCTTCCTCCTCGCTGCCCTGGTCATCGAAAGCTTCCACCTCCACCTCTTCGCCCGTCAGCGTGTCGTGTCGGCGGGTGCGGACTTTGGAAACGTTGGAGCGTTGCCCGAGCTGGATCTCGTAGGCGCTGCACTCGGACTTGTTGAGGGTCACGGCCCCGAGCTTCTGCCCGGTCGCGGATCGGCTTTGCCCGCGTCGGACGAAAACGAGACTGGAGGCGGTCGGCTTCATGAGCGCCCCATAAGAACGCGCAAGTCGCGTCAAAAGGTTCATGTCGCTCTCGCTCGTCTGGTCGATGTGCTCGATCTGGACGGCTGCGAGGTCGGGCGCGATGGCTGGCGCAAGGCCTGCGTCGGCGGCCAGGGTGCGCACAAGGTCGCCCAGCGTGATGTTGTCGAAGCTGCGCGTTTTGCGCGTCTGAAATGGTTTGAGCCCCCCGGCTGCTGTGAACGGCGCGGCCTTGCCGGAAATGGTGAGCACGTCGGGCGGGCCGCTCAGCCTCACCTCGTCGATGACGAACTGGCCCATTGCGCGAAGGTTGCCCACGTAGCCCAGGGAGATTTCGAGCACTGCGCCGGATTCGGGGATGATGATGCGCCCGTCCCCGTTGGCGAGGTCGATGGTGCATGAGTCGGCCTGCTCGGTGGCTTCGTCGGTGATACTCAGCCCGAGGAGGCGCGCTGCGTATGTCGCGGTGATGTCCTTCCCAGAGTTGGCGATTTTAAAGGCCGGGGTCACGGGTCAGTTGAAGAGCCGGACGTTTTCGCGGGGGGCGGGTTCGATCTCGGGAAGCTCCAACGAAAGCCCTGCCGGGAGCGTGATGTATTGGCCCAGGTCGAGCGCCCTGTTTGCCTCAAGGACGGTTTCGACCTGCCCGGCCAAGGTTGAGCCGTAGAAACGGAATGCGATGTCGTCGAGCATGTCGCCCGCTTTGGTGGTGTAAACGCTCATCGGCTCAGCGCCCCCAGTAGGCCGGAGCCGGAGACTTGAAACGGCCCGAGTTTGATTGTCGGCTCCCAGTATCGTTTGAGGATCAAAGAAAACTCCACGCGGTTTGCGGAACCGTCGCCTCGGAAAACCTCCTGCCGCTCGGCAATATCGGTGATGACGTAGAGGCCGAAGAAATTGCCCATGCCGCTAATGAGCGGGAGCGGAAGGCCGAGGTCGGCTTGAAGGCGCATGAGCGCAACCTGCCCGAGCCCGCCCTTGAAATGCGGGAGGATAACGCCGTCAAGGTTGAGCTGTTCGGCGGCTTTCCCGGTGTATTGCATCAGCGGGGCGTCACCCACGCGCTCCTGTTCGGCCCACGCCCAAGCGTGTTGACGGGCGAGGCTCTGATAAGCTGCCGTTTCCAGCGAAAAGCGAAACGCTCCGAGTGCCATCATCATGTGCTTTAGTCGTAGAGGGCTCCACCGGCCAAAGCGGCCTGTCTGCCGTTGAGGCGGGCAATTACCAAATCCGCCAGGGTGCGCTCGTTCATCCCGGGCGCGGCGTGGATTGTAACGTTGAAGGTTCTGTTGTCGGATTTCCCGCCCCCGTTGGGGATGATCTGCCCAGACGAACGCGGGGCGAAAATCTCGGGTCCGCGCTCGCCCACAAGGTAGCGTTTGCCAGCGGACACCGGCCCGCCCATTGCGCGGGCACCGTCCACGGTCGGAGCGTTGGAGGGCTTCGCGCTGTCGCCACCCCCAAACCATCCTTTGACTTTCCCGAACGCTTCACCAACGGCCCCGAGCTTGTTGTCGATCCAATTCAAAACCTCCATTGCCTTCGATTTCAGGCCGGTGAATGCGCCAAGCGCATAAGCTTCGATCGCGGCCCCGAAGCCTTTGACGCTCTCTTTCAACTCGTCCCACTTCATCCCGATCCAAATCATCCCGGCGCGGAATACGACCTCAACGCCCGCCCAGTTTTTCCAAAGGATGTAGATGGCGGTTCCGAGCAAAACAACGCCGGTAACTATGAGCCCGATGGGGTTTCCGAAAGCGAGCAATGCAAGCCCTGACCCCACTTTCCCAAGAGCCCACCCTAAAAGCGCGAGGTCCTTTACGAATCCTAGGACAGGAATGGCGATAAGGGCTCCGAAAACCGTTTTTAGTCCGCCGAGGCTTTCGATCGTCGTTTTGATTTCGGGCCACGCCTTTTTCAGCTCTTTCCCAAAACTTTTGACGCCCCTGTATGCCTTAAGAAACTCCTGCCCTATCTGGTTGGCTGCTTGTTGAAGGCGTCCGTCTGCTGCCATTGCGTCAACTTCTTTGAGCGTTGCCTCAAGGTCGGCCTTTAGCTCCTGAAACGGCCCGGAGTCCATGACCGCCTGCTTAAATCGCGTCCATGAATCGCCAAGGTTAGAAATCAATCCGGACCAGCTTCCTGACAGCTTGTCCATTGCGCCGCCGTATTTGTCGCTCCAAATGGCTTGGAGCGCCTTTTGGATCATTGCGCGGTTTCCTCCTTCCACGGTGCGCTGCGCCTGTTTTCCGGCTTTCGTGGTGTAGCTGTAGATGATGCGCGAGCCGTCTTTAGCCGCTTTGATCCCGAACTCTTTCAGGCGCTCGTTCTCGCCCGTGGTTGCGTCTGCGATGGCCTCCACGGCCTGCATCATCGGCTTGCCCATCGCGGAGGCCGTGTCTCCCAGCGTCTTGAGGAGGCCCGTTTTTACCGGGTCCATTCCGTAAGCGCGCAACTGCACAAACGCCTCCGTGACGCCCGCCACGTCGTAGGGTGTTTTTTTTGCGAAATCGGAAATCCACGCGAGCGATTCTTTGGCCTTTTGCGCGCTGCCTTCGAGTGTTTCGAGGACAAGCTGGAATTTTTCCGTCTGCGCTGCTGTGTCGAGAAATGATTTTGCCGCAAGCCCAGCCGCCCCAGCGCCCGCCAAGCCTGCACCCGCCGCAAAGGTCAGGCGCGAAGCTACGCCTCCAAGTGCCCCGCCCACGTTGGCGGACTTTATTCGGTTGAGGGCTTTGATGTTTCGCTCTGTGCGGCGGATTTGTCCGTTGAGCACTTCCAGCGAGCGTGCCGCCTCTGGGCCTCCGAGGCCTTTTCCAATCTGGTGTGAAAGCCTCTTGGATTGCCCCTCAAGGCTCTTGAGGCTGTCCCCTAGCTTTTTTGTGTTCCCGCTGAGAACGGCAAACGCGGTCTTGAGTGAGGAGCCGATGCCGCCCCCCACTTCGATCACCGCCTTGAATTTCTTCTCCTCAGCCATGTTTTGGAATCATTCGAATGAATGCGACAAAATCGGAAAAGCTCAGCCGCCCGATATTGTCGGGCTGCCAGCCTGTGTGCGCTGCCAGCACGAGGACCGCTCGAAGCAGCTCCTCGCGCTCTATTCCAAAGGGCTGCCGCCCTCCTCGTCCTCGGTCAGTTTGGCGAAGGCTTTCTGCACTCGCTTATAGTCGCGGAGTGTCAGGCCTCGGATGACGGAGGGGTCCACTTCGCAGAGGTTTGCAAAAAGTGAAAGCTCCTGATCCTCGGGGCTTTTGCCCGCGCTCTTTTTGACAACGAGCATGTCTTCCACGGTCGGCTCGCGCATGGCCAGGGCATCCACGCTCACGCCGTCAATCTGCGCGGGCCTGCTGAGTTGAATGCGTTCGCCGGAAAAGGTCGGTTTCATGAATTAGATTCCGATGGCGGAACGCTGCGAGGCGAGGCGGTCGGAGCCGTTGACAATGCGAACCATGTTCACGGCGTCGATTTCGTGGACCGTCTTCCCGGCTTGCTCGTATTTGTAAGACCGCAAATCGAGGGTGAAAGTGAGCGTGCTTTTTTCGCCTGCTTTCCATTGCCC